ATGATGAAATCAGAAGACACTCTTGACTGGTACCCAGCGCAGTTGCCACCAGTAAAAATTATTTTAGGTGAAGCAGTGCTTGCTGTGGGTAAACAGGGAAGGCCGATTAATACACGTACCTTGCTCGAGTACCTTCAAGTCATGCAAGGTAAGCAAAAAAGACGTGATGATAAAGTTGCTATGCAGACTGCGATTGAAGTGCTTAGAGACAATCAGCGCATTAACGGTAGACGTTAATGCGCTCTTAAGATCCCTTAGTTCTGAGTGATCTCTACTATGTGTCTTTGACCATCCTGCTTTAAAGGTATTCGGTCATCAGACAGTTCGATACCATCTAGTATGACCTGATACTCCCCGTTGCCACGTGTAATGGTAATCTCGTAATAACTTTCGTCATGTTGATATGTCAGAGAAAAAGACTCCCACTCTGCTGGTAACAGGGCATGTATGGTCAAGACATCACCGGAACGTTTTATGCCCATCAATTCTTCTGTAAGAAGACGATAGGCCCAACCCGCTGATCCGGTGTACCAACTCCAACCTGCACGTCCAGTATGTGGCGCGATGCTGTAAACATCTGCACTCATTACGTATGGTTCTGCTCTGTAAATCGCAACTTCTTCGTCAGTAGACGTGTGGTTTATTGGATTGATCAGTGACCAGAGTTGCCACGCACGCTCTGCATTTCCCATTCGGGCAAATGCCATCACGGCCCAGATAGCACCATGAGTATATTGCCCGCCATTTTCACGCACACCAGGCACATAACCCTGAATGTAACCGGGATTTGGTCCGTGTCCATCGAATGGAGGCGAAAGTAGCTTTATCAACCTGGATTCGGAGTTTACCAAATGCTTGTCCAGAGCTTGCATTGATTTACCGGCACGTCCACAGTCTGTCGCACCGGATAAAACGGACCAACTTTGAGCTATTGCATCAATCCGGCAATCTTGAGAACTTTTGGATCCTAAAGGCGTTCCATCGTCAAAATATCCACGCCGAAACCATTCCCCGTCCCAGGCTGTCGCATTCAGATTTTTTTGCAAGTGTTCCGCCTCCGTGCGACACAGCGATGCTACAAGCTTATCTTGCTGACGCTCAGCGAGTGTCGCGAAACGCTTTAAAATGTCGAACAGGAAGAACCCGAGCCAAACGCTTTCACCTTTTCCTTCGATGCCGACCCGGTTCATCCCATCGTTCCAGTCGCCAGCGCCCATTAGCGGCAGACCATGTTGTCCAAAACGAAGCCCATGCTTAATGGCTTTAACGCAGTGTTGCCATAGCGTCTCTTCGGTGTGGCTGATTAGTGGTGTATCGTAAACGGACTCTTCTCCAGGCTGGAGCTGACGTCCTTCCAGATAAGGAATCATCAGCTCTAGTATTCCGATATCCCCAGAAGTGTCGACGTAGTGACTGACGGCGAGCGGTAGCCAGAGAAAATCATCTGAACATCGCGTGCGTACGCCGCTACCGTGAGGTGGATGCCACCAGTGCTGCACATCGCCTTCAATAAACTGTCTTGACGCACATAGTAATATTTGGTCGCGTAGGCGTTCCGGTGCAGCGTGGGTCAGTGCTAATGTATCCTGGAGTTGATCGCGAAAACCAAATGCGCCACCCGATTGATAATAACCACTGCGCGCCATGAGACGACAGGCCATTGTCTGATATAGAAGCCAACCGTTAACTAGCTTATCAACTGAATGGTCTGGTGTATTGACCACTATCTTATCCAGCATGCGGTGCCAGTGACGATGGACATTGTCCAACTCCTGTCGAACGATATTTTCATCCAAATAATGATCGAGTATAGTCTGAGCCCGGGCGGAGTTTTCCTCGCTGCCGAGTACAAAAATGAAGGTCTTCTGATCACCGTCAATTAGGGTGGTAACAGACTGAACTGCACCGCATGGATCCAAACCAGCGCCCGTATTTCCCGATAAGCTGCGAAGCTTCATTGCGGCCGGTTTTTGCAAAGAGCCATTGCGGCCAATAAACTCTCGGCGATCACCTGTCAACGAACAATGAGGATCGTTGACAGCGAAAAATGCAATGCGTCCTTCGCCGTTAGCTCCGTAAAAGTTATTTGCTGTAACTCCACTACCACCCGGCACGACCACCGTATGTGTAACGATATGGGGAGCAGAACGCGAGCGTGATTCCCCAAGCGTCCACTCTACGTACCCTGTGACCGATAATTTGCGCGTGCGGCCCGAATTGTTACTAAGCGTCAGAAGTGCCAACTTAACAGGATCGTGTTCGCCAACCAGTATTGTCAACTCGCTATCTATACCACTATCGCGGTGCGCGAATACGCTGTAGCCAAAACCATGACGGGTTAAATAATCCCCGCGGCCACGTACAGGTAACGTCGTGGGTGACCATACCGTTCCGCTCTCTTCATCACGAATATAAAAAGCCTCACCGCTACGGTCGCTTACTGGATCGTTTTCCCAGGGAGTTAAACGATATTCATGAGCGTTCTCATACCAACTGTAAGCCTGTCCGGCTTCTGAAATAACGCTACCAAAACAGGAGTTTGCCAGCACATTTGACCAAGGGGCCGGTGTTGGAACATTTTCCTTCAGGATAATCTGATACTCCCGTCCATCCTCTGAAAACCCTCCATGCCCATTGAAGTTGAACAGATGTTCTATATGCGGCGTCCAGTCTTCCTGTCGATTGCTTCCCTCAGTGACAAAAGATACAAATGGCCTTTGCGGTTTAATTGGCGAGTGGAGCCGCTGATTAAGTTGCTCGTTTAGCCCGCCGGCGCGATCGTCAAGATACATACATGCAACGCTCATCAACAATTGCTTATCTTCAGAAGACAAATGCTCCCCGTTACGGACAAAAATGCCGCCCGGTTTATCCAGCAGGCTGGCTTCTGAACCGGCATAGATTAAATCCATAATCAGTGTTTGAAGGGCCTGCTGATAGCCACCTGCGCTGTTATTGAGGATAACAAGATCCACTTCAAGCCCTTTTAGTCGCCAGTAACGATGAGCCTGAATCAGTGTAGTGATAGAGGTCATACTCTCATCGCTGGTCACGCTATGCAGTACAATCGGTAAATCACCTGAAATGCCCCAGCCCCATAGTCCGGACTGACCGCGGCGGTTACGGCTTATGACTTGATCGTCGGCGCGTAGTTCGTGACAGGGATAGAGCACAGCACTAGCGAGTCGGTTAAACAGCGTTGCGTCATCTTCGCTGGCATTTATCTGCCTTAGCACTACCAGACTGTGCGACCAGGCAAGCTCAAAAACACGCTCAGCGATTGGGTAATCACGGTATTTTTCCAATAATGCCTTGCTTTGCTGACGGCTCTCACTGATGCCATAAACGATATCAATCGTTATCGGAATACCTGGCATGAGTCTCACAACTTGTCGGATCGCTAGGACAGGATCCAGCACGGCACCGGAAGTATTGCTGAGCGGCCCGTTAGCATAGATAGCAGCGGCATCAGCCTGACTTCTGCCCCTTCCAATAAACTTAGCTCGGTCTGTTTCAAACGAGGCTTCATTATGATCATTGCTATGCACCACCATCATGTGAAACAGAAATGGGCTCGGATCATCTGGAGAACGCGGTCGTCGATGGCAAAGAATAGCGTCCCGACTGTGGTCAATCTCAGTTTCGATGAACAAATTACTGAATGCCGGATGCGCTAGATCACTGGTTTCTGGAGCAATCACCACTTCAGCATACGTTGTTAGCTCGAGCGTTCGCGGTAGACGGCCATGGTGTACCAGGGTGACGCGCCGCAGCTCTATATCATCCTCCGGGGAAACTACAACCTGTGTCCTAACGCTAAGGGCTCCGAAGGTACGCCTGAATTCTGCGCCTGCGTCGGTGAAGATTATCTCATCGCTGCTGTTCGCATTTCCGCCCATGGGCTGCCAAGTATTGCTCCATACCTCATTCGTATGCGGATCACGGATATAACAGAACGATCCCCAGTTATCACGGGTTGTATCGCTGCGCCAGCGGGTAACTGAAATCGAATTCCAGCGAGTGTATCCTCCACCACCTGGCGTCAGCATCAAGTGGTAATGCCCATTTGAGAGCAGCTGTACTTCCGGAGTAGGGCTGTCTACATGACTGAAAACTCTCGGTTCATATCGCACCGGTTTAACCCTTCCTTCATGGGATTCAAAATGACGGCGAGGGCTGTAAAGATCGACTGCATCCGGGACGCGTTCCTGCAATAGAAGATTCGCCGACATAAAGGTGGGGCTTGCCATAAATCGCTCGTTCATTGGGGCATCAAGCAGGATATGCGCTAGCGCCTGGAATCCCATCCCTTGGTGGTGTGCCATCCAGGACTGTACAACCGCGTACAGTTGCCCGGTAGCAAGCCGTGATGGCGTGTAGTCCAGCGCTTCATAAAACCCGTATTCGCCATGCGCACCGCTCTGCTCCAGTCTAAGTAAGTTTTCGCAGGCCTTCTGGGGGTAAACGAGCAGAGCCAGTAGTGTTGCATACGGCGCGACTACCATATCGTCCGCAAGTCCTCGGCGAAGACCGAGTCCAGGTACCCCAAATGCCTGATACTGATAATTACGCTGGACATCAAATGCATGATAGCCGGACTCAGAAACGCCCCATGGTACGCCACGTTCCTTGCCCCAGTTAATCTGACGTGTCACCGCGGATTTGCCCATTTCATCAAGCAAACTGCCACGCCAGTTTGGCATCACTAGATTCGGCATCAGGTATTCAAACATCGAGCCGCTCCATGACATTAACGAGGTTTCATTGTCGATATTGGTGAACAACCTTCCCAACGCATACCAGCTTTTCATCGGAAGCTGATTTGTCGCGATAGCGAGATAACTTGTCAGCCTGATTTCAGAGGGCAGAAGGTCATAGTGGCTTTTATCGGCGGTATTTGTGTCGCAGTTATATCCGACACTGAGCAGGCTGGTAGCTTCGCTGTAGAGAAAGGCAAAATCCATTCGCGCATGGTCATTTAACCTCTTTTCAAGTTCGCTAATGATATCCAGCCGCAAACGGGCGTGAGTAATAACTGATGCAGGAGGCGTTCCTTCTCCGGTATCGGTACTCTGCGCCAACCAGCTTAGTGTTGGCAATGTCTCGCTTGGGTATGTAGGGGGTAACCACGCGAGCAGATGTGACCATTCGTGGCATAATTCAACCAACTGATGCTCCAGATGCTCGGCCCAGCGCACCACAAGATCACCTTCCTGCTGACTCGCAGCGGTAAGATGTTTGCACTGAGTACGCATTTTTTTAAGTTCGCTGTAAAGAGCTCCCGAAGGAAGTTCCACTGAGCTGAAACACTGCTTTTGAAGCTCTTTAAGTGTATCCGGTGCCCCCGGCCCCCAGTGTTTTTCAAGAAGTAATAATGTATCGTTTAACCCTGCAAGTATTCTTTCGCCATTCAAAATCGGCTGGTTTCGCATGGCTAGTAACCCTTCACGCAGAGTCAATAGATGTCCAGCCATATTACCGCTATCCACGCTTGATACGTAACGCGGACTGAGCGGCGCAAGTGTTCGAGTGTCATACCAGTTATATAAATGACCACGAAAATGTTCCATATTATCAAGAGAGTCGAGCGTGAGCGTTATGCGTTGTAAGACGCTGCCGCCTGGCAAATAGCCAAAATCCCAGGCAGTAAGGTTAGCCAGTAGTGATAACCCAATGTTGGTAGGGGATGTACGGTGCGCGATCGTCGGCTGCGGTATTTCCTGATAATTATCGGGGGGGAGCCAATTTTCTTTCGCTGTGGCGAAGGTCTCAAAAAAAGACCATATTTCTCGGCTTGTCTGTCTCAGCAGAAGTTTCTGCTTATGATCTGGCAAAAAGGGCTTACGCGCGGGTTGGCGGCTCAGCCAAGCCATAATAATGGGAGCTATGCACCACCCGACGCTAATGTGCAATGCGATGAACAGCATCAGCGGATCAAACACCAATGCTAGTGATGTGAGACTCAGACCGCAGGCAACATTCAGCCACATTTCCCGATAAAAACCTAAAACCGAGATACTGGATTGGTAGTTATCTGGGTTATAGCTTACCCATTGGTTGAGGTTACGCTGGCTTACACCAAGTCGCCAAAGCGTAACTCCAATAGCGTATAATGAGTAACCGGCCTCGTGGGGTAGTATCATAATCGTGAGACCGATACGTGAAATGCGCTTCAAGGCTCCAGCTGAGACCAGTTGCAGATGTTGTTTAAGGGGACGGCGGTGCGGTTTATGACCGAGATCCCATGCTATGCTAAGCGCCGCAGGAAGAAACCATATTAGCGTAAGCACGCTAAACCAGTATAAAGGGTTGGGGAGCCAGAGCAGCGTGCTCAATACAAGCAGCATGATCGACGGCGCTACCAGGCTGCGTCGGAGATTATCCAATAATTTCCAACGAGAAAGGATGGACAATGGATTTTTTTCCCTGCTTCCGTCAGCTTTTCTGACCCGAACCCTTAACCAATTGAGCAGTTGCCAATCTCCGCGGATCCAGCGCGTACGACGTGCGACGTCTGAGATATAATTAGTTGGATATTGTTCGTAAAGTAAAACGTCGCTCAGCAGACCAGAGCGGGCGTAACATCCTTCGAGCAGGTCGTGACTGAGTACAAGATTTTCCGGACAGACGTTGGCAGTGGACTGGACAAAAATATCTACATCATAGATACCTTTGCCTACGAACGATCCCTCGCCAAAAAGATCCTGATATATATCTGAAGACATCATCGAATAGGGATTATTACCCGGGACGCTGCTGCGCATGGCGGCGTAGTGCCCCTGACCGTAAAGAGGCATTTCCTCTGCTAAGCCTGGCTGTAAAATTCCGTACCCTTTAACGACTCGTTGGAACGTTGGATCATATTCTGGTTTATTCAGCGGATGCGCCATTGTGGCCACCAGTTTATGGGCGGTATCGCGAGGAAGGAGCGTATCACTGTCAAGAGTGATGACGTATTTAATCCGTCCGGGCAAAGCCTGCGAGGGAAAGCCTGCAACGCTCGAAAACTGGGTTCCCGGTTGGCGTAACCAGCTGTTAAGAAGAGCTAGTTTGCCCCGCTTGCGTTCATATCCCATCCAGATTCTCTGCGAATCGTTCCACACCGGCCGGCGGTGCAGTAGATAAAATCGAGATCGGCCGCTAGGGTTGCGCCGATTAAGTCTCTGCGTCTCAGCAATCGCTTGCCTTAAAAGGACAGTGTTTTCCTCGGTATCCTCAGTTGATGAATCCGGAAAATCGGTAAGAAGTGCAAAGTAGAGATTTTCATCCTGATTGCCAAGGCTGCAGACTTCCAGGCGAGAGAGAAGTTTGCTGAGGCTTTCATAGCTTGTCAGCATGCAAGGGATCGCAACCATTGTGGCATATTCAACTGGTATCCCACTTGAAAAGTCCATCCGCGGCAGAGGTCTGGGAATACGAAAGCGTGTCGTTGCTTCGCTAAGCATATCGCTGGCGAGTTGACTAATGGCAACAATAAGGGGGAGTGCTAGGGTGATGAGCAGCCAGAATATACCCTGTAGTGCAGTTTCATACAATATGGTAGCCGTAGCGGCCGTGGTCAAGAGACTCAGGCTACCAAGCCATGACAGAAGGGGCGATTTATTCATACTCTGCCGTAGCCATTTCAATAGAGACCTTTCAACTGACAAAAGTTGTTCGAGTTGTGGCCTTCCACCCCCAAGCAGAAAATAACCGATATGCCGGTGCTCAGGATCTAGACTCGGTTCGCAAGACATTGCCAACACGCGGTTTGCAACTTCCGGTTCACTCAAGCTCGCATCCCTGGCAAGCGTTTCAATCACATGGCGATAATGATCTCGGGTGTCGAAGTGCATGCGAGGATATATACCAGCTGGGTCAAGGCGTAAAGTTTGCTCGACTACGCTGATGGTCTCTGCAAAATCAGACCAGTTCGTTTCACTCAGCAGACGTAAACCCGAAATACTGTTACTGACGGAAAGCTGGCTGGCGGCAAGCTGCTGATTGAAGCGATGAATCAGGATCTCAGTTGTAACACCTTGCTCTGCAAGACGTTGTTCAATCCAATTCAGAGGGAGTGCAAGAGCATTGCCATGTCCCTGCAGACGACGAACCATTTCAGCAACAAAGGCACTGCTCAGTGGAGGATGATTACGCGCCATATCGGCAACAATCAAAATTAGGTCGGCGGGAGCATTCTCTGCACAATCAAAAATTCGCGTTATCCACATATCTGCAAGATTTCGCTCCTGCTGGGCCTGGGTCACTTCGTTGCTCACACGACGCAGGTTTTCTATCAGCGCTAGACGCAGCATTCCTGGCAAAGCCCATATCTCCCCCAACGTCAGAGGTGTCACCTCTTGATAGGCGGAAATATAACTGGTAAGGCTGCTGGTGTCCCAGCGTCCGTCGCCATGCGCTATGGCCTCTGAGGCTAAGTCATAAATTCTGGGACATCTATGTGGATAGGCTAGTACCGGAAGACCCTTACCAAAGCTTTTCGGTAAGTGCTGGCGTACCATGCGAATCTGCTCTTCAATCAGGTAATAGTTGTCCAGCAGCCACTCACCTGCGGGCATGATACTCGTTTTTTTTCCTGCATTGAGTAGATAGCAACATCGCGTAATTATCGTTTCATTGTCAGTTAGTCGTTTAAGAAGGTAGTACGGGAGTATTTCCGGAGACAATTTGTGCGTACGAGCCAGTTTTCTTCCAAAGCGTTCCAACTGAGGGGTAGAAAACAGTTCCGAACGTAAATAGTTTTCTCCTCCCGAATCGTTGGCTGGGGCTGATATGTTTGCGCTGCCTTCGGGCAGAATACGAGAACGCTTAAACCACGCAATAGGTTTCATTTTCATTGGGTTGCTCTTTTGCTACGTTAACGCGCAGGAGCAGATGCGAAATCAGTTCAGAAACGTTCTCTCAGGATGGGCGTAAGGCATCGGGGATTTGACAACTGCTGATATTTTATTAAGTGTAGAACATCGGCTGTGAAGCTAGCGCGGAGAGATAAAAAGTGCTTTACACCCCGGACAAAGCATGGGGCTTTTTAGACGCAGTTTAGAGGAAGACTGAGTGGATTTTAATCCGCAAAAAGGGCAGGTGACGGTGGTGGTTAATACACTTCTAAACAGTTTCATTGCGTAATCGATAACAGACATGATTATTAGCCTCTCAATGAATGTATTTCACTTTATCACATTTGGCTAAAATTAAACCAATTTAATAATCACCCATTTTTTAACATAAGTGAGGTTTTTTTTCTCTTTTCTAACTCATCGCTTTCATGTCCGTTTTTGAAGCGAATGAATTCCAACCTTTTAAAATCCTTATGCTATTTTGCAACGCAAGATGAGTTTTATCTAGGTTACCGCCTGGATTGAACACTTGATTTTTTCTACAAGAAAAATCGGTTGATTCACATTCGATGTTCTGAAAGCGTTGCAAAATCCGTAAGATAAGTTTATAAATATGCTGTATATACATACAGTAATTCATTGTGGAGGGAAAAATGACAATCGAGTTAACCATTGATCGCATGAAGAAACTTCCTGATGGAGCTATACCTGCGCTAGAGTCAGAACTTGTCAAAAAACTCAGTAAACAGTTTGATGATTGCCAGCTTACGATTAAGCGTGCCGGCAATGATGGGTTGACTGTTTTCGGAGGCGACAAGAAGGAGGTCGAACATATCCTGCAGGAGACCTGGAAAAGCGCGGACGAGTGGTTTTATTAATCGCGTGAATTTCACTGGAGCAGTTTCAAAGAGTATCGCTGTTTGCGTTCCCCTGGCTGTTCCCGATTACCGAACCTCAGAAAGCTGGGATCGCATCTTTCTGTCCGTACAACATCGGGCCGGGTAAGTGCTTCCCGTCCACGTTCTATAAGCGCATTAATGCCGGTGACCGCCGCGGGGCATGCGAGGCAATCCGCTGGTGGATTAAAGACGGTGGTCGCGATTGCAGCATGACTAAAGGTCAGAAGAACGGCTGCTACGGTCAGGTAGAACGGCGAGACCAGGAAAGTGCGCTGGCGTGCTGGGGGATAGACCAGTGAAAATTAATCCGGGTATTATCGGCGTTGTCATTATTGCTGGCCTTTCGGTCGCCCTCGTTAAGAGCTGCTTGGAGGCCAGTAATCTTCAAAGTGAAAACGACGTTCTGCGAAGTGACAATTCTCTGCAGGGGCAGGTTATCGCTACCCAGGCATTCAACTTCAATCGATTCAATCAGGTTGCAGAACATGCCAATAGGCTCAACTCCCTGATTGACACCAGCACCGAAGAAACCGTAATCGAATACCGGGAGATTCTCCGCCGTGAAAAAACCTGTGATCTGCCTGTTCCTGCTGACATTGCTGGTGGGCTGCTCAAATACGCGCACCGTTTACGTGCCAGCGCCATGCACACCGATTCCAATGGACCTGACACAGCCGATGATCGTGCCGTTGCCACCAACTCCATGACGTACTGCCAGGCAGTATTGTGGATTAAGCCGCTACTGGCTGTAATTGAAAAGGGCAACAATAATTTCGCTGGCATAAGGCAGATCGAGTTGGAAAGAAAGAATTAGGGATGGCTCGTCCTTGAGCACACGGGTATTCCTGAACGACGGCTTTACCTGACATAGCAAAGCACTATTAAATTGTAGAAAAGACTCAATATTTAACAAGCGAAGCGCAGCATTGTAAAAAAATGCCCTCACAAGGAGGGCTACCAGAGTCTCAGTTTCACTTGCTCTTTTTATGGATGTTTCCCTGGAGTTGGCAAACTCCTCATCAGAGTCTTGAATAGTCTGGCAAGCAGTCCGTAATCAACAAGCATAAGCGGTAGCTATTAGGATGATTCTGAGTTAATCACTTGGGATAGGCAGTAATATGGAATCCTCTAGCTAACTGTAGGGCTGACATAGTAGCCGATAAGGTATAGTGTTGAGATGTCTTTATGGAATGAGGATTAATATGAAAGGTAAAGTGTTTATCGCTGCTATGGCTTTTGTATCTTTCAGTGCTCTTGCCGACGTGGGGCAGTATCTTTCTGATTTCGCCAGTGCAAAAAGCACGTCTAAAAGCTACTCCCAGCTGATTAGTAAAAACAAACTTCCTGCATGGGTAAAAAGTGGTGGCACGAGCACGCCATCAACCGAAGTAACAGTTGCGGGCAAAAAGTATATTGCACTGTCAGGGTGTAAACCACACAGTTGTCCAGAACAGAATATTGCTGTTCTCTACTCACCTGATAGCGGTGATATTCATGGTGTGTTTTCTGATTTCAATGCAGAAAAGAATCGTGAGACATTGACCTGGTTAAACGTGGATCCGATTGATTCTAATGCGATGAAAAATGCGCTTTTCAATCGACTGTACGGCAATTAAATAACCCAAGCTTCAAACTGTAATCCACCAGTTTGAAGCTTCAAAACACAAATCAATCGCCACTCAGTGTGTTGGTCGCTCACATCGCACCCTCGTTTCGCTTAACTTTAGCGATGAATTCCTCTGTGATTGATAGACCCGCTATGATTTCCGAATTTAAGACAGAAGCACCAAATTTGCTTACGAGGTCAAGAAGAGTTTCATATGTCTGGATGAGTTCCATTAGATCGGAAATCACTAATTGATCATGCTCAGTGCGCAAATGAGACCGGGCAGAGGCTTGATGCACTATCCACTCGAGATTGGCCTTGATTTTATGTACGTCATCGTAGTTATACATATTTCATAAACTTAAATCCTCATTTCAAGATTTCTTTGAGAAAAAGACTTCATTGCTTCAAATACTGAAGCTGTGAGTGACGTCTAAAGTTCATTCAGTTTAGAGGTAACAATGGCTAAGCCGGACTGGGGCGAGCTGCAGAAGCGGTTCCTGTCTGATCACGCTGCTACTGGCATATCCCCTAAGGAATGGTGCGAGGCGCATAATCTTAATTATGTAACTGCTCGCCGCTATATCAAGAAAACTGCTGCGCAAAATACAAAAATTTACCCGCGAAAGATAGTGCGCACTGCGCAGAAAGATAAAAGCGCAGAAGAGCTGGTGGACATAAAGCTAAGTGCGAAGGTAAAGCGCTTTATTGCTGAATATCTGAAGGACAATAACGCCACGGCCGCCGCTGCGCGTGCTGGTTATAGTGACCCAAACTACGGTCGTCAGCTCATAGCGAATCCTAACGTTGCGCAGGCCATTGCGCAGCAGCAGAAAGCCTCCATTGTGCGCACGCTTGGCAGTGCCGATGAGGTCTTGGCCCAGATGTGGCAGCTCGCCACCTTCGATGCAAACCAGCTTTCGCAGTATCGTCGCGGCGCGTGTCGTTACTGCTGGGGCTTCGGTCATCACTACCAGTGGCGCGATGCAGTTGAATTCGAAGAGAAAAGGCTCGAGGCTGTTGAGCGTGACAGACGTGAACCCGAAGATTCCGGTGGTTACGGCTACGACCACAACCGAGAACCAAATCCAGAATGCCCACGCTGCAATGGTGACGGCATTGGCCACCGAGTCGCAGGCGCCGGGGTTCCGTTCCTACGACATCAACGATCAGGAAAACCTGGCGATCGGGTACCGTGCTGAAGGCGTGGTGAATGTCGACCTGCTGGGTTACAGCTGGGATAATTGAATCTGATGAACTCTATGCGCAGCAGTACAGGGTAATTAGTGTCACCGATAACAATGACGGGACATATACCATCACGGGGGCAAATCACGATCCGGATAAATATGCCCGAATCGATACGGGTGCCATCATTGATCAGCGGCCGGTAAGTGTCATCCCTCCAGGCAATCAGTCGCCGCCAGCCAACATCGCGATCAGCTCGTTTTCGGTGGTTCAGCAGAATATCAGCGTCGAAACCATGAGAGTGAGCTGGGACCAGGCACAAAATGCCATCGCTTATGAGGCGCAGTGGCGCCGCAATGACGGGAACTGGGTTAACGTGCCGCGCAGCTCCACCACGTCATTCGACGTCCCGGGGATTTATTCCGGGCGCTACCTGGTGCGCTTGCGCGCAATTAATGCCGCTGAAATTTCCTCAGGATGGGGATATTCAGAAGAGAAGATCCTGACCGGCAAAGTAGGTAATCCGCCTAAGCCATTAGGATTCACGGCCACGGGCATTAACTGGGGGATCCGTCTGAACTGGGGTTTTCCGGCAAACACCGGCGATACGCTAAAAACGGAAATTCAGTACACTGCCAACAGTGACTTTTCAGATCCACTCCTGCTCTCAGATGTGCCTTATCCATCTGCGGAATACACCCAGCTCGGCCTTAAAGCAGGGCAGGAATTCTGGTACCGCGCGCAACTGGTAGACAAAACGGGTAACGAGTCCGGTTATACCGACTGGATCAGGGGGATGTCTAACGATAACGCCGATGATTATCTGGGTGAAATCGCAGACGATTTCCTTACCTCGGCCGACGGCGACCGCTTGACCAGCGATATTGATACCAATCTTGAAGCCACAATGCAGAACGCGCTGGCCAACCACGGAACAGTTGAACATCAATGGGCGCAATACGGAGAGGTTCGCGCCGATATTCTGGTTGTGAAAACGACTATTGCTGAGGTGGACAGGGCAATGGCCGAAATGTCGACACAGGTGCAGGCGCAGATCAACAACGTCACCGCCTCCCTGGAAGACAAGCTTACAGCCGTTGTTGATGCCTCCGGCGCTTCGGCAATCTACACCCTCAAAACAGGCGTGAGGATAAACGGTGTGATGTACAACGCCGGGATGTCGATTGCCGTGCTTGCTGAGGCCGGGAAGCCAGTAGTTACACGTGTTGGTTTTAACGCTAATCAGTTCGTGCTGGTGAGTGGCAGCGATGATACCCAGTATTCACCGTTCGCGGTTGTTAATGGTCAGGTATTTATGAGCTCAGCGTTTATTCAGGATGGCACCATCACCAATGCCAAAATCGGCAACTTCATCCAGTCCAACAATTACGTCCCAGGGCAGTCCGGGTGGAAACTGGATAAAGGGGGGACCTGGGAAAACTACGGCAGTGACGGGCAGGGCGCAAGAAAGACTACGAACGTTACTGACAGCATCAGGGATGCGAACGGCGTCCTCCGCGTACAGATTGGCAAACTTACAGGGGTATTTTAATGACGTGGGGCATTCAGACATGGGATGCCAATGGCAATCCGAACAATTATGGTATTAAGCCAGTTTCAGTGGTCGGCCGTATTCAACTTTCTGAAGGGCAGAACTCCGGAAGCTGGTCGTTTACCATTCCGGCAGGAATGAAGGTCGGGTTTGTCGTTTCTCTGGATAAGGGGGCGATATCGGTGGGGCGCCGTATCGTCGCAAGCGGAAATACGATAACTCTCGGCGCTGCAAGCAGCGTAGGGATTGGAAACTATCCAGCCTCTGAATGTGAGCTCGTAGTTTTTGTGGAGAAGGCGTAATGGCAGATTATGGCGCACTGATAGCTCTGGATAATGGGAATCCCTTTATCACGCCACAGTCCACACCATTTTGTCTCTACAGGAAGGTAGTGGTTAATTCAGTAGCAAGCGGGGCATATCACGGTGCATCTGCAGAAGTAGCTCTGGACGTGTCTTATCCAGCAATGGTTTTTTGCAAAACGAGTGATACAGTTCAGCCTACAATAGTCACTGCGGCCAGATCAGGAGGAAATATTCTTGTTGGATCGAGCAATCCTTATGGACAGGCACATACATTAACGGCTTACATCTTTGCTATTTATCCTCAGACATTGCCAAAATGGGGATTTGCTATCTGGGATGCCACTGGGAAGTTGGTTCTGACAAACGAAAGTCGGATACTGAGTGACCTTGTGACTGTTGGGTCGCCTGGAGCTACGACAGGTGGAATTAATATTGACGTCACTCTGCCTGGTAGTTATGCGGTGGCACCCGCTATTCTTGGCTCCCAGATAATCCAGAACAATAACACTAAACCACCCACCATTGTGAATATCACCGCTTACTCAGGATGTCGGTTTAATGGTTCATCAACCAGAATTAATGCCGCGCCTTCGACCACGGCTACCGGTTCTGCTGCTGGTGGGACAACGACTGGGATAGCTTTGACGGCTATCAACACTGCCGCCTATGATTGATCGTTTTAAGCGATCAAATCCACATAATTGATCTGTTATATCTATTTTATATTTTAATACCGCTGCGTTAGTTTTACTTATTAAAAACTAGCCAAGGTGTGAAATGACAAAAATAATATTCGCGATGGTATTCTGCCTGTTTCTTTCTGCTTGCTCCGGTTCAGTTCTGCAAAAGCAGGAACCATTATGCGAGGCAGAAGCGCTTATTGGTGGCCAGGTTCAGTCGGTACAGATTTATGGTGTGCGTAAAGTAGCCAGTCAGACAGAATATAGAGCAGGCTACCCCTTCAACTGGCGATGGGTGAGCAAAAATAACTTCACCAGGTCGACCTGTTCAAAATGAACAAAACAAGAACCCGCTTCGGCGGGTTTTTTATTATCTGAGCTCAGGAGTTTTTTATGTCGGCAGGTACAATTACCCTCACAAACGGGTCCGCTATTGTTGGTGGTAGCGGAACGGCATTTGCAACTGAAATCGCTGCAGGTGACTTCATTGTCTCTACTGTGGGCGGCGTTCCGTATACGCTGCCAGTCAAATCAGTCGAGAGCAATACCCAGTTGACGCTGGTCAGCAACTTTACCGGGCCAACGCAATCCGGTGCGGCCTGGTCAGCAGTTCCCCGCGTGGCGCTGAACATGGTAACTGCCGCGCTGGTGGCGCAAAGTGCTGAAGCACTGCGTGGACTGAATTACGACAAACAGAACTGGCAGCAGGTTTACACCGCCGCTGGAAACATCACAGTGAAGCTGCCAGACGGCACTACCTTCAACGGCCCTTCATGGAAATATCTGTCTGACAATATGGCAACGAAGAGCGGCGGGGCAGTGCCTGTTAACCAAGGCGGTACCGGATCGACAACCGAATCAGGCGCTCGCACAAACCTCGGTTTGGGAGACAGCGCCACCATGGACGTCGGAACTGCGGCTGGAACGGTAGCCGCAGGCGATGATTCGCGCTTAAATACTGTCGATCAGAAAGCGGGTGGGAAAATTACGAGCCCAATTACAGTCCAGCCAGGGATTAACGGTAACCCCGGATTTGCCATCAATTCAGGGGATAATGGTGGCGGTGGATTGATGAATAACGGCATCAGCCTGGTCGTGGCCAGTGGCTATAACCCAAATACAGGTAATTACGTCAACCTCATCAAAGGCACCTGGTATACAGGAGAATGGTCTTTCGGGGGAGCCCGTGGTGGCGGGGCTAATTTTGATAATGTCACACTAAACCTGAAAGGGTCTAATCAGGAAGGGATGGTCACCTGGGTTTTCCATTCCAATGGCGCTGCCACAGGCAATTGGGTAACGGCATCTGATGAGCGTATCAAAGAGAATGTAACGGTAATCGCTGATCCACTTATGAAAATGCAGCAGCTTCGAGGCGTTGAATGGGATCGCCTCGACACTCCTGCGCATGGGTATGGCTTCATTGCTCAGGAAGTTGAGAAGGTTTTTCCTGAAGCAGTTAAATCATATGGAAAAACAACGTTACGAGATGGCTCAGAAATAGAGGATGTAAAATCAGTCGATACCTTCGGTGTGGCCGCCGCCCTTCACCATGAAGCCATCCTTGCGCTAATGGATGAAGTTAGTTGCATCAAAAGGCTAATCAAAGAACTGGATGTAGGGGCTTTGGATTACAACTACTCAAATGGAGTTTGAAGCGAATAATTTACAAAAGTCATAATTCGAAACGAGAGAGAAACTTACAAGCGAAACGGCGAAGCTTTAAGCAGTAATGGTAGGGCCTGTATCTTGCGGACACATACAAACACAACTACTGTATATAAAAACAGTGCTAGAGGTGTGCGCAATGGACTTCATTAGGCCAACAGAACTGCGAGAAATTATCGCTCTCCCGCTTTTCAGTGACTTAGTACAGTGTGGTTTCCCAAGCCCTGCGGCTGATTACGTTGAACAGCGCATCGATCTCAATGAGTTACTTGTCGCTCACCCGAGCTCAACATACTTCGTCAAAGCCGCAGGTGATTCAATGATCGAAGCCGGGATCAGCGATGGTGATCTGCTTGTGGTGGACAGTTCGCGCACAGCTGAGCACGGTGACATTGTCATCGCCGCGGTGGAAGGGGAATTTACTGTTAAACGCCTGCAGCTACGTCCAACTGTCCAACTCATCCCAATGAATAGCGCCTATAGCCCGATTGTTGTAGGCAGCGAAGATACGCTCGACGTTTTCGGCGTTGTTACTTTCATAGTCAAATCGGCGAGCTGAGTATGTTTGCGCTCTGTGATGTGAATTCGTTCTACGCATCATGCGAGACGGTGTTTCGGCCCGATTTGAAAGGGCGACCGGTTGTCGTTCTCTCGAATAACGATGGCTGTGTAATCGCACGCAGCGCCGAGGCCAAGGCCGCTGGAATTACAATGGGAGAGCCTTTCTTCAAGCAAAAGGACTTATTTCGGCGCGCTGGGGTTGTTTGCTTCAGCAGCAACTACGAGCTGTACGCAGACATGTCGAACCGGGTAATGACGACGCTTGAGGAAATGAGCCCCCGCGTCGAAATTTACAGTATCGATGAAGCTTTTTGCGACCTGACTGGCGTTCGCAACTGCCGGGACCTGACTGACTTCGGGAAAGAGATCCGCGCTACAGTTCTAAAGCGTACGCACCTGACAGTTGGGGTTGGCATCGCGCAGACCAAAACCCTCGCTAAGCTCGCAAACCATGCCGCCAAAAAATGGCAGCGGCAAACGGGCGGGGTAGTGGACCTATCCAATCTTGATCGCCAGCGCCGACTGCTTGCTCTGGTTCCGGTGGGGGACGTCTGGGGCGTCGGCAGGCGCATCAGTAAGAAGCTGAACGCCATGGGCATCAAAACGGCTCTCGACCTCTCAGAGCAGAGTACGTGGATTATTCGAAAGCACTTCAATGTCGTCCTGGAGCGAACTGTCCGGGAACTACGCGGCGAACCATGTCTGGATCTGGAGGAGTTTGCACCAGCTAAGCAGGAAATCGTCTGCAGCCGGTCATTCGGCGAACGCGTTACTGAGTATGAACAGATGCGCCAGGCTATTTGCAGCTATGCCGCCCGTGGTGCTGAAAAACTGCGGGGTGAACATCAGTACTGCCGCTTTATCTCTACGTTCGTGAAAACCTCTCCCTTTGCGCTTAACGAGCCGTATTACGGTAACAGTGCGTCCATGAAGCTTCTCACCCCCACTCAGGATTCTCGCGACATCATCAACACCGCTGTAAAGTGTCTGGACAAAATTTGGAAGGATGGCCACCGGTACCAGAAGGCAGGGATCATGCTTGGGGATTTTTTCAGCCAAGGCGTGGCCCAGCTCAACCTGTTCGATGAGAACGCGCCGCGTGCTGGTAGCGAGAGGTTGATGGAAGTTCTGGATTATCTGAACGGGAAAGATGGAAAGGGAACGCTTTATTTTGCCGGGCAGGGCATACAGCAGCAGTGGCAGATGAAACGGGATATGTTATCTCCACGGTATACTACGAGGTATTCAGACCTAATAAAAGTTAGATGATCCTTTAAACGGTATATTCATTCGAACCTAATTATCGGCTATGAGTATTAAGATTAATATGTCTACTACTATGCTTTTGTAATGTAAATAAGCCCCTGCAATTATACAGGGGCTTATGGGTATGATGCCGGGTGCCTCCCGGTGAGTCATTGAACTAACCACTCGTGACTCGCTGCTTCAGAAATTCAGGATGAGCCGCTGGATATACAAATCATCAGGTTAATTAGCCCTGCCGCTTAGGAGGATTCATCATTAAACCGAATGTAACAGCAATGCTTAGCAAATGATACAATATTTACTGATGTGCCTCATGATTTTCTTTCGCAGTTTTCACGGTCACGGAATTTTCAGATGGTGAAGGTTAAAATATCGATGTTCATTTTTTTACTTTAAGTCTTGAGACAAAGGTTAAGGTTTTATCTTCTGGGCAAATCATTAGAAAAATTGCTGTGGGAGATTTTTCTAAACGTGTAATTCCATGCAGCATCTGGTAGAGTCTTTTTTTTAGTTTTTCTGCTCCATCTTTTTCAGACTCCCACTCTAAAACTGCCTGACCCTCTGAACCAATGAATGCATGGGATGGAAGTTTGACACCTCGGTTTGACTTACTTGAATAGTTTCGGTCATGCAAGAGACCCAAGATAAGAGGGTTGATATTATTATCTAAGAATGGGGCCTCAAGAACTATTAATACTGTGTAATGCAGGATTTTCATGGAAGCCTTATGGTTGCCTCAGCAATAAAGTCATATTGCCATGGTGTTGGATGTACATGTCTTAATTATAAATGTTTGTGTGGGGGTAAAAAAAGCCTGCGTTAAGCAGGCTATAATAATTAAACGTAGTTATAATAATGATTTCATGAATGTCTGTGTTGAATCCCTGGCGTCAAAGATACTTCTGCGCCGCATCTAATATTTCCTGAGAGGTAAGCTCTCGATCTGATGCCACATGGACCACTTCATGGTCACCTGTTAAAGAGGGAAAACCTGCTGACATTATCTGAAGGTTTATCACTTCTCCATTAGGATATTCTTCGCGTATTGATGTCACACCTTTAAGCACAGTGATAACTTTACTTGGCTTACCATTAAAAAAAACGATTACTTTTTTCATATATCACCATGTATTTTGAGGGTTTCTAGCCCCTGCAGGTGGTCGAAAGGGTTCTGTTTGTTCATTTTTTTTGCCTCTTTCGAAATTAAAACAAGCATTATACTTTCTTAACGTGTACTGTAACGGTCCATTTGAACTGGAGAAGTCTATGTCTGCACGTAAAAACACTCAATTCCGCCGAAATTATTTAGTAAAATGTCCTTGTCCAAACTGCTCAAAAGATTCCGAACATAGTTACAATCGTGTACAAAAGGGGGCTCAGTTGGTGTGCCCATACTGCTGTGCTTTGTTCAAATCTTCCCAGCGCTTCTAAAAAAATTATTAAAAAAATAAGAAGTGATGCTTTTGGAGGCTGCCTAACCTCTTACGCACTTTAGTATTTTATAAGCAGTTAGCTTCTGCTTTGAGACTGTTCATGCAGCAGTCCTGCATTTCATCACATCGGTCAGCAAACTTGATGGTAAGTAAATATGCTGGCCTGTTGTAATGATGTGAGTAACCGAACATCACCTTTCACTAATAAAGTCATGCTGGCTTAAGCAAACCATCTAAAAATTATCTATCGCAAAGTGTTACATTGGCAGCGACTGGACCTTTAGTTCCAGCTATGATAGCGAATTTGACTTTTTGTCCTTCAAAAAGAGTATTAAATGTTTCTCCCAGCAGGGAAGAAGTGTGAACAAGAACATCTTTACTTCCATCGAGTGGGGAGATAAAGCCAAACCCCTTATCTTCGTTAAACCACTTAACAAGACCTATGATTTTAGATGACATACAAACTCCGTTTGAACATTTCAAACTGACAAGCAAGCTCATGATAAGAAACGTATGCTGGTATATGTATGGACTCAAGAGGAGGGATATCAGAGATAACACCTAGTTATGAGAACGGCTTTTGGAAAAGTTAGATTCATCATCGCACCGAATCAGCCAAACCATTAAGGCACGTGTTGAATGATTAAGCAAATTTTATCTTAGCCTTCTAGAAGGCCGTTAAAATAGTGTTAGCTATTATTAACTGATCCTGTATAGTGAAATCTGGATTACCATTAGGAAAATATTTGTCTCGTAAAATGACAGGAGTTGTCAAAAGTTTTGACTTCAAGAGCGGAAAGGGATTGATTATCCCATCAGATGGCAGAAAAGATGTTTTTTTGCATGTTTCTGCGTTAAGTAATAGTGAAATCCAAACGTTAAAGCCAGGTGTTCGTGTTGAATTTTATCGTATAAATGGACTTAGTGGTCCGATGGCTGCAAATATATTCCTTTCTTAAGATAAGATAATATTTAACCAAATATAAAGTGCGCATCAAAAGTACGGCAGATTATATATTTGTTTGTTCTATCAATTTTCTCCCCTGATTTTTTACATTTCCAACATCACGGGCCACTGCATGCCAGATAAACATCTCAGCTGGCACAGTGCCGTCGGCTGCGATCTCTTCAGCTTCTTTCCCACCAATATCCTGCCGCATCCACTCACGTGCCGCTTCTGGTGACAAAACAAGTGGCCGGCGGTCGTGAATGTCGACCAGACCTTTATCCGCTGCCGATGTCACTATAAGAAAACCCTCAGCTTCATCACCACGCTCAAATGGTGTGCTGCCGATCGCTGCCATAAATATTGGTTGGCCATTGGCACGGTGAATGAAGTAGGGCTGTTTTTTGTCACCTTCTTTTTTCCACTCGAACCATCCATCGGCGAAGCAGATCGCGCGGCCATGTTGCCATAGAGGTTTAAACATTCTGCTGGTGGCCGCCGTTTCGACGCGCGCATTAATCAGGGGTGCTTTATCCCACCATCCCGGGGCATAACCCCATAATACAGGATCAAGATGTAACTGCTCGTTTCGTTCGCTTAGCAACAGGACCTTCGTGCCTGGAGCCACGTTGTAACGTCCAATCGGCTCAGGGTCGAATGCGATGTCTCGATCGGCTTCATCTGCGAGGTATGCCAGATATTCTTCACGGGTTTGGGCTTGTGCAAAGCGTCCACACAT